TACCAGGACGTGCCGGTGATCCCTGGCAGCTATTACTGCACTACGCCACGTTTTATCAGACGCGCGGATGCTGACCCGGCTGGTGACACATTGCTGATCCTGACCCGTGAGTTGGGAGGACCTACATATCAGCGTTCCCTTACGCTCGAAGTCGAAGACTATTACACAGCCGAAGAGCGAGAGCTTTTTTTCCATGGCAAGTACCAGGAACTGGCCGCATGACACGACTGCGCCTCGCCTTTCTCGCCACCCTGACGGTGGCCATCGCCGGTGGCGGCTGGGCGGCCCGTGGCTGGTTCGAGGACGCCCAGCGCCTGAGCGCCGAGCGGGCTACCCGCGAGGCCATCGATGCCGCCATGGAGCGCGAGTCCGAGATCGCCGCGCAGGTCGAAGCCGCACTTGCCGACCTTGATGCAAACGAGCGCATCATCGACCGAGGGATCATTCGTGAGATCGAAAAACCTGTGTATCGCCGCGTGTGTCTCGAGCCTGACGCTATCCGCCTGCTCAACCACGCCGCCGCCGGGACAGCTCCCGAACCAGCAGAACCTGATGACGCCCTGCCCGACGACGCTGCCCAAGCTGACTGACGGCACCGGGCGTGATGTCGCACTGACCATGGATGCCTGGGCCGGCCAGTACCAACGCTGCGCGACTCGCCATAACGGCCTGGTCGATGCCCTCGAGGCCCGCGGAATCACTGAATAAGGAGGAGGTCGTCATGCGAGTCAAAGTCGGAGATACCTGGTACGACAGCACCGAGCAGCCCATCTGCCTGCAGCTCAATGAGCTCGAGAAAGAGCAGATAGCCAACATGGGCCCGCCGACTGCGAATAACGGGAAATATGCCGTGTTTCCCGACGTCAACGCCTTGTCGCGTGAAGAAATGCTTGAGTGGATGAAGGAAGACGGCGAAAAATGAACAAGCTGCTATCCCTCCGCCAGCACCTGATCGACGCGGTACCAGAACTCAAGCGCGGACCCGAGAAATTGCTGACGTTCATCAACGACGGCTCGGTGAAATTCCATCGCGGCCAGCACCTGAGCCACCAGTACCAGGTCGATGCCCAGATCGTGGTCACCGACTACGCGGGCGAGCTGGATACCCTGATGATCCCGCTGCTGCAGTGGTTGTCGCACTATCAGCCGGACCTCGAGCCCGATGAGGCGGTACGCCTCGAAGCCGAGATTCTCTCGAATCACGCCTGGGATCTGGCACTGACCGTGCGGATAACTGAGCGCGTCGTCGCCCTGGTCGACTGCGAGACCGGCAACATCACCAGCGAGCACCGCCTGCCCGAGTACCCGATCGAGGCCTGCCCGGCGACACATTGGCAGCTCTACACCAAAGCCCCGGGCGAGGATGAGCCCGCGCTAACCAGCGAATGGGACTCGCCGTGATGGATGATCTCGACGCCCTCGAGGACTGGGTCGCCCCATTGATCGCCAAGATCGGCGCCAAGCAGCGACGGGCACTGGCCCGCAAGGTCGCCCAGGACCTGCGACGTTCACAGCGCGAGCGCATCAAGGCCCAGCAGAACCCCGACGGCACGGCCTATGCCCCGCGTAAGCCGCAACACCGCGCACAGCAAGGGGCCATCCGCCGGCGCGCTATGTTCTCGAAAATCCGTACCGCCAAGTATCTCAAGGCCAAGGGCACCAGCGACGTTGCCGAGGTCGGTTTCGTCGGCCGCGTGGCGCGCATCGCCCGCGTGCACCAGGAAGGCCTGCGCGCCCGGGTCGATCGCGACGGCCCGCGCTATGACTATCCAGAACGCCGCCTGATCGGCTACTCCAGAGCCGACCGTGAACTGATCCAGGACTCAGTGCTGCGCCACCTCGACACGGACTAGCCGCGCCCTAGTTGTAGAACGCCGTCCCCACAACGCCCACCGCTCGCCACTCGCCCGCCGCCGCGCAACCATCGCGGCATGAGCCAACACCCACTACATAGCGCCGCCGAGCTGCTGCGCCTGATCCATAACCTGATCCGCCTGGGCACCATCGCCGAGGTGGATCACGACGCTGCGCGCGTCCGTGTGCGATCGGGCGAGCTGCTCACCGCCTGGCGGCCATGGATCGAATGCCGCGCCGGTAGCACCCGCGACTGGAACCCGCCCACCGTCGGCGAGCAGGTGGTGCTGTTCTCACCAGGTGGAGATCTTGCCGCCAGCGTGGTGCTGGCCGGGCTGTTTTCCGACGCCAATCCGGCCCCCGCCGACCTTCCCGAGCTATGCCGCCGCCTATTCCCTGACGGCGGCCTGTTCGAGTACGACCACGAAGCCAGCGTGCTGCGCATCAACCTACCCGGCTCGATCGAGATCAGCGCACCGGGCGGCACGACCTGGACGGGTGACATCGACCACCAAGGCGACATGGCCCGAGCGGGCAGCTACGCCCAGCAGGGCGGTGACGTGACCCACAACGACACCGACATCGGCGATAGCCACAAGCACAAAGGCGTCGTGCCCGGCGGTGGCCAGAGCAAGGAGCCCGTGTAATGCCCGGCATGAACGTCTCCACCGGCCGCCGGCTCGATGAGCTCGCACATATTCGCCAGTCGATCCGCGACATCCTCACCACCCCGATCGGCTCGCGGGTGATGCGCCGCGACTACGGCAGTCTGCTGCCCGAGCTGATCGACCAGCCACTTCATGACGCGACCCTAATGCAGGCCTACGCCGCCGCCGTGATGGCCATCATCCGTTGGGAGCCTCGGGTGCGGGTGCAGCGTGTCCAGCGCAGCGTCAGCACCACGAACCCAGGCGCCGCCACCCTCGCCATTGACGCAATAACCACCGATGGCCAAGCCGTTGCCGTGGAGGTGCCCGTCGCATGAGCGTGATCGACCTCTCCCGCCTGCCGGCGCCGGAAGCGGCAACACTGCAGGACTTCGAGACGCTGCTCGCCGAGATCCGTGCCGATTTCCTAGCGGCGATGCCAGACGACCGGAAAGCCGATCTCGAGGAAACTCTGGCGCTTGAGAGCGAGCCGCTGACCAAGCTGCTCGAGCAGTCGGCCTATCGCATCATGATCGAGCGGCAGCGCTTCAATGACCGCTCGCTACGCCTGATGTTGGCCTATGCAGAGGACGCCGAGCTCGACCACATCGGCGTGACCTATTACAACGCCAGCCGCCTGACCCTCTCCAACGGTGAGCAGGAGCGCGACGACGCCTATCGTCGCCGCCTGTTGCTGGCCTTCGATGGCTACAGCACCGCCGGCAGCCGCCAGTCCTATCAGTACCACGCCCTGTCGGCGAGCGGTGATGTGCTCGATGCGGACGTCACCCGGGTCAATGCCGGGGTGGTCACGGTCACCGTGCTGTCCCGCCTGGGCAATGGCGAGGCCTCTGGTGCGCTGGTCGATACCGTCGATGCAGCCCTCTCCGATGAAACGGTGCGCCCGCTCAATGACCAGGTCGAGGCGCAGGCCGCCGACATCGCCGAATACGAGATTCGCGCCACTCTCACCGTGCGCAACGGCCCGGCCAAGAGCGTAGTGGTCGAGGCGGCCCGCGAGGCGGCCGCCCAATACGCCGCCGACCGCCAGCTCCTGGGGCTGCCCATCGTGCGCGACGCCGTGCTGGCCGCCCTGTGGGTCGAGAGCGTCGAGCTGGTCGAGCTGCACTCGCCGACCGCCGACATCCCTCGGGCCAGCCACCAGGCCGGCTACTGTCGGCTGATCGAGGTGGACCATGTCGACTAGCCTGCTGCCACCCAACGCCAGTGATCTCGAGCGCGCCGTCGAGGCAGCCACCGCGCGACTCGTGGCGCCGTCGGTGCACACCCTGTGGGACCCCTGGGCGTGTCCGCTGCATCTGCTGCCCTGGCTGGCCTGGGCGGTGGGCGTCAAGGAATGGGTCGACGGCTGGCCCGAGGACACTCAGCGCCAATCGATCGCCAGCGCCATGCAGATTGCCCGTCGACGCGGCACCGTCTGGGCGGTGCGCGAGGCGCTGCGGGCGGCCGGCTATGCCGACGCCCGAGTCGAGGAAGGCCTGCCGGTGCTGCGCCATGACGCCACCCAGCTGCGCGACGGCACCGAAACCTACGGCAGCGGCAACCGCTGGGCGATGTTCCGTCTGATCGCCGACATCGGCGAAGACAAGGGCGTAGGCGGTGCCGAGCTGGCCCGCCTGCTGCGCCTGGTCGATGACGCCAAGCCGGTGCGTTCCGAGCTGCGCGAAGTGGTCTATCAGGCCAGCGTCACCGACGCCATGCCCCTGGACGATCACCAGCACACCACGGTGAAACCCACGGTCGCCGAGGTGCGTCCCGCCGGCCGGCGCCGCGACGGCAGCCTCGCCCGCAACAATGCCATCCGCCTGTCGCCGGACCCGCTGCGCCGCGATGCGCGCTGGTTCCGGGGCGGCGAGATCCTGCGCAGCGGCGTCTCGCTCTATGCCGAGTGGCAGATCACCGGCGAGACCCGCGACAACGTCTGGGACGCCGAGGCCCTTAACGTCACTACCACGATCAGCGAGGTGCACGCCGCCACCGCGCCTGGCCGCACGGGCCTGGGGCGTCGCGACGGCGGTATGCGCCATGGCGCCCAGCCGCCCGCCGTGCTGGATAGTGCCGGCCTGACCATCACCGTGCGCCGCCGCCGCAACGGCCGCATCACGCGCAATGCCGCCGCCATGCGGCTTGGCAGCGCCCCCGTTACCGCCACGCTATGAGGCCCGCATGAACCTGAACGAAGACATCACATTGGCCGGCACCCTCGAGATCACCGTGCGTCGCGGTGACGAGGTGATCGAGCACTGGCGCGACGAGAACCTGATCGTCAACGGTGCCCGCGACATGCTGGCTCAACTGATCGCCGGCGACGGCAACGGCCAGGCCGTGACCCAGATCGGCTTCGGCGTCGGCGAGAGCCCGGCGAGCCCCGATGACACCGCGCTGACGGGCGCGTACGTGCGCAACCTGACCGGCCACGATTACCCCGCAGCCGGCCAGGTACGCTTCCAGTTCTCGCTGGCGACCAGCGAAGCCAACGGGCTAGTGATTCGCGAGTTCGGGCTGATCGCCGCCGACGGGGCGCTGTTTTCCCGCAAGGTGCGCGGCGGCATCGAGAAGAACGACGACATCAGCCTCGACGGCACCTGGACCATCATCCTCTAACCACACGCACGCGAGGGAGCACCCGCCATGGCGAACCTACCCGAATCGAACACCTGGGAAGCGGGGGTCTATCAGTTCGAGACCACCGACCCCGTGCAGGGCGGGCCTGACGGCATCGACAACCTGCCCAACAAACAGCTGGCCAACCGAACCGCCTACCTCAAGGCGCGACTCACCGAGCTGCAATCCTCGGTGGACGCCGTGGGCGTCGAGGGCCAGAACGCGCTGTGGATCGCCGTCGAGCAGGCGCTCTCGTTTGCCGGCCTGCTCGAGCAGGAACTGGAGCGCCAGAAGAACGTGCGCCACCAGGAAGGCGAGTTCGTGCTCTACAACCGCGGGGTGATCCGCGGCTGCGACCTCAGCAAGTCGCAGACCGCCAACCGCAACCTGGGCATCAGCGCCGGCGCCATCTTCATGGGCGGGCGCGAATGGGGCGTGGCCAGCGAAGACAACGCCGCCGCCGTGCCCAGCAACTCGGGCAGCGAGACCGGCACCGCCTACGCCTACCTGGTCGAAGCCGCCGGCGCCCTGACCCTCGCCGTCACCGGCCTCGATGAAACGGCTCCGGCCGACGCCCTGGTGCTCGCCAGCCTGTCGATCCCCGCCGGCAACAACGGCACCAACGACCCCTATCTCGACAGCGTCACCGTGACCACCACGGCGCGCAGCGAGCCGGACTGGCCCTAGG